AAGCATTTGTTACGTCTTGCTAGTTTATGGATTACCAAGTTTGGTTTTCCTAAAGAAGCAGTTATGAGTATGGCTAGAACGTGGAATAATTCATTGACACAACCATTACCAAACGAAGAAGTTAGTTCTGTATTACGCAGTATAACTACTAAAGATGGATACAATTATAGTTGTAGAGATGAAGTGCTTTCAAGATATTGTGATAGCAAATGTACTTTATACAAATACAAAGATCTGGATGATAATGTAGCAGCAGTTAACTCTAGTCAGATGGCACAGATATTACTAGAAGCTTACACAGAAGACTTTACTAATAGGTCATTTAACATAAAGGATATATTTCCATTTATGACACAAGACTATATAGTTAAATGTGGTGAGCTTGTTGTACTAACAGGTGACACTAAACTAGGTAAAACTGCTTTCTGGCAATATATTATTGCTAACATTGATATACCAACTTTGTTCTTGTCTTTAGAAGTACAAGCTAAACTAATGGCTAGACGTTTCTATCAAATAGCATTAGGTAAAAGCAAAGAACAAATAGAAGATATGTTTATTGCTGGTAATACTGAAATGATAGAAGAAGCTGTAAATAAACTTTCACATCTAGAAATTATAGATGCTAGTATAGCACCTGATGTAAGTCAGTATGCTGAAATGGTAGATAAACATGATGTGAAGATTATTGTAGTAGATACACTAGACGTAGTTCAAGCTAAGTTTGCTAAGAAAGAACCATTACAACAGCAGATATATATTATTAATGCTCTAAAGAACCTTGCTGTCGAGAAAGACATTATTGTACTTGCAGTAAATCATTTATCTAAAACTGCAAGCTACAGACATAAAGAAGGTGAAGAGCTTGATGTATATAGTGCAAAAGGTGCTAGTGATGTAGCACAAAAGTCAGACAAGATGATAGCGTTTATGGGTAATAAACAAAGTAAGAAACGTAAGATTAAATCTCTTGCATCTCGTGACGAGTCAGACTTTGAAATAGTCACAGCATTTGACTGGAAAACATTTAGTTTTTCTAAATATGCATAAATAGTAATAGGGGGAGTGTAACAGCTCCCTCTATTTATAACATTAAAAGGGTAAATATGAATATTGCAAGACAAGTAACACTATTTGGAGTGCCTGTATTTAAAGTATTGTCAAAGTTGGAAAATAATTATAGGAGTTATAAAATAATATTCTTTAAATTAATATTGTTTGGTATTGGATTTGCAATAAATGGACAAGCAAACCACATACATTTTAATATAGGAATTAGTAAATTAGAAATAATGCTAAATTTTAGCGTAAGGAGGACTTGGTTATTATGAAAATATATCCAAATTTAAAATCACAAAAAATGCAGCAATTAATATCATTACTAGGTGATTTAGAACATACAGATAGACAAAGAATGTCTAGAGATGGTCAAGAAATACTTGATAATATCTTTGAATTATTAGGTATGCCTAAATATGATGATATGATAAAAGCATCAGAGGAAGAAGAATAATGGCTAAAGCAGATTGGAACGTAGTTAAACGTAAATATGGAACAGAAGTATTCGTTGGTAACGGATATAGAGAAATATTTATTGGACACTCTGATGAAATGACATCTCATGAATCACACAGAACTACTGTATTAATTGCTCACATAATTAAGAAAGCATTAAATAAGGATAATCCATATGATAAATAAAGAAAAACTAATAAAAAGATTAATAGATGCATATGAAGATTATATTATAGAAGCATCTGTTAATATACCATTAGATGAAGTAATGTTAAATCATCCAGATGGTGCAGAGTTTGGAGTTGTACAAACAGAACTTGGTGCAAAGTTAAATAATTATAGAGATGTAATTAATACTTTAAAATTTTGTTTATTAAATGAAGAACGTTTTCCATTAGTAAGACATTCATACGATGAACAAACAAAACAAGAAATGAAAAACGAAACAAACGATTTATTTGATTTAATGATGGATGAAAATCATCCAGCAAATAATAAGTCATGAGTGGAGGTAAAGCTGCCAAGCAAAAAGGCAATAGAGTAGAAAGAGAATGTGTCAATCTAGCAAAAGGTTTTGGCTTTGAATCACGCAGAGCATGGGGTTCAGATGGAAGGTCTTTAGGTTGGCACGAAGAAGTAGATATGGTAATTGAATTACCAAAATCAAAACCATATAAATTTCAAGTTAAAGCTCGTAAAAAAATTGGTGACCTGTATAAACCTTGTGACGATGTTTATGGACAAATCATAAAAGAAGATAGAGGAGAACCATTAGTAACTATACGTTACAAAGACTTCTTACTGCTGTTAAAAAAAATAACAGGGTAGAAGAATCGTCTCTTTTGACTTAGTTTTTTTAAAAAAGATTGAATTAGAAGAGGCTGATAAATGATACACTCTGATACAGGTATGTGGCAGAGTAAATATGAGGTGGTACAGGTTGGCGCTAGTGCCACCTCAACAACTAAGGAGATAAAATGAATAAACATATCCAATCAGAAATAGAAGATATAACTAGTATCTTAAACCATGTGGAGAGTTTTACATCATGTCCTCACGTTAAAGATGCAGTACCATTACTTAAAATAAAATACAATCGTGTAAAGGAATATATAAATGACTCACATAATAGAGAGCTATTTGGAAAGGACTACTAGAGACAGAATAATACCTGATAAAAAAGGATATAGAACTTGTGGATTAGATAAAAAAGCAGATATAGATATAAAACATTGCAGACAATGTAATCGTTGCTGGGAGCCAGTATGTAAACCTAATAGTTCTAAAACACAATTTTATTGGTATGATGATTTTCCTGCATACGGAAAGGAGACTAAAACATGTCCTACATGTCAAACGAAGAACAAAAACAATTAGAAGAAATGTTATCAAAAGCAATCGAGGGATACGATAAAATTTTAACAACTAACGCAGACAGCGGCACAATTAAAAAAATTGCTCAAGAACATTTAGATAGAATAATACATAACAAAAAATAGGAGGAGTTATGAAGACATATTATTTTACTGCAACTGCTCATGCATGGATAAATGCACCTGATGAGCAGGATGATAATGAAATAGTAGATATGATTCTAGAAGATCCCTTGCCACATATAATGGAAGACCCAGATATAGATATAAATGATTTATCTGTAAATCACAATGGTAAGTGGAAATGGATTATAAACGATAAAGTTAAACCAAAATAATGGAGGTTTTATGACTAAACAGGATATTAAACAAATCTTTAAAAACGAAAAAGTACAGCTAGGTGCTGGTGCTTTAGAAGTTATTGAAGATGAACTTAAAAGAAGTGTAAGAACAATGGCAACACGATGCACATTAGGTAATGTAAAACGTCTTACACCTGAGTTAATATGGATTGCATTAGGAAAGCCTAATCAGTTTGTATAGTATAAATAAAGAGGTTGCTACGCTCATACAAGAACGCCTTGATAAAGGTGCAAAAAAGTATGGGCGTGACATACCTATAAACGATAATAGAGATTTCTTGCAAGAATCAATAGAGGAAGCATTAGACAATGCTATATATCTTGCATGTTATCTAATACAAATAAAAAAGGGTATAAAATGAAATTAACATATTACGTTAAAAAACAAATAGATAGTGATGATATAATAGATGTTAATATTGCAGGAGTTAAAATGGATGATTATCCAGATTTATGTGATGCATATATAGCTAATATAACTCATAAACATATTACACTTACTGCAGAAGAATGTGAATCATTACAAGAAGAAAATGATGAATGGTTTTATGAACTAGCATTAGAAAAAGCACAGGAGGATGGTTATGGGATATAGGTCAGAAGTATGTGCAGGTGTACCAATAGAAGATAAAGATAAAGCACTAGCTATTATAGATGAATGGGATTCTATAGGTACAGGTATGCTAGATAGATTCTGGGATAAAAACCCAGATGGCAGTAGTAAAGACCCAGTAGAATACTTTTATATGCAAGCTGACTACTGGAAATGGTATGATACTTTTGAAGATGTTGCAGCATTTGAAGAGTTTATATGTGATGATGACAGAAGATTCTTAACTTGTTTAGGTGAAGATGGTGCGCATCATACTAACTATGGCGATAGTACAATGCATGACATATATGTAGTGTCATCACTAGCTGTAGAAGGTGACATTACATGGCGACATAGAAAAGACAATGAACGTTGGAATAAATTATGATTATCTTATCAGTTTGGGAATGGGTACTTAATATATTTTTACTAAGTACATCTACACTTGTGTTTGTTATTAGTCTCTATGCACTAGTATTATTATTATACCTGATTTATGATATGGTTACTAGTGTGTTACAAAAGAAGGGTGCAGCTTAATTGCTGCACCTCTTTTTTTTATTTAGGAAAGAACGAACCCTCTCTATAAATACTATCTGGTAACCAACCTTCTCCTCTTTTCATCCAAGGTATATTTTCTTTCAACCAGCCACGAACATTTCTTATAGCTTTTTGAGCTGGTTTAGGAGGTAATTGTCCATGTTGTCTAAAATATTGTGCATCAGGACTATTATCTGCATATTTATATAATTGATTATCTAAACTATCTAATAAAGATTGAGGCATTCTACTAGTATCTTCATAATATTTATCATAAAAAGTTTGTGTAGTATATGGATGCAAACCTTTTTCATGTACATCTTTATACTGCTCTAATCCTGCTTCTTTTCCATATTCTTTTTGATAACCTCTTAAAGTTTTAACTCCACCTATACCTAAAGCACTTCCTATTTTTGTTCTACCAAATTTTTGCAATTTATCATCTTTTGGATTTAAATAATCCCAAGGAATTCCACCATCTACATAATTGTGATGACCATAAGCATGAGCTGGTTCATGCAAAAATGTATGAGCTTTAGCTCTTGGTGATAAAAATATATCATCTGGATGCTGACTATCTGCTTTTGTAGTTCGTGGATAATAAAAACCTAAACTAGAACCTTGATATTCAGAACCATCTATTCTTCTATAAGTACTATCAGGCATACCTCCATACATATTAATAGCTTGAGTATCTAACAAATTTTGTATATCTGATGCTCTCTGTGGCTTATTCATTTTAGCTTGAAATTTATCAAAGTTTTCTTTTGGAAAATAAGACCAAGCTCTGGAAACAAAATTAGGATCTAGCCTATGATATTTTTTTTGAAGAGCAGTTAACTCTTCTTTCATCTT